ATAATATGCCTTAAAATCACCAATCTTTCTAGCTACATATGAATCATCATTTGGATCCAGTGAGCACATTGGATATCTTTCATATACCTGTGCTGCTGTATCTGTGTCATTAAAGTCTCTAATCTCAACAGTAAATGTGCCGTATAAAGTAGATGGATCTGTTGACTTTTTAACATCTCTAATGGATATCTTAAATTTTGTATTAGCAAAGGCACCATCAGATATTGTCTCAAAGTAGAATAAGTTGTACTCAGTAGTACCGAATGGTTGTGATATAAAATACGTGCTTCTTGGCGTTGTGTATCTACTATCAAATCTTCCAGATGAATCAATAAATGCGAGAGACGAAACTCCTGCATCAGAAGAATTCAGTGATGATCCAGAAACTAGTGCAACTGACTGGGTGAGACTACTTCTAGAAACGTCTGCAACTTCTGCCTCTACTGGAAAGTGTGCATAAAGAACATGCTGTTCCTCTTGAAATCTAGAGGGATCTGTGTTTAGAATTTTTGAAATATACGAGTCTGAAGAAGGATCAAGTGACGCAGTATATATTCTTATTCCTCCAAATCCATCTGTAGATGAAAAATTTGATCCAGCAGAGGAGGATAAGACTAGCTTGAATGTTCCATCTGATGGGTTTACAGTAGCAATATCATTATTTACTTCGGGTGATATTGAATAGCTAGCTGTGTTATGACAAAGAATTTCAAATCTTGATCCAGATGCAGGCATGAGCATGGCCCTTACCAGATATGTATTATTTCCACCTTTTGTATAAACTTGTGAGCTATTATTATTAGAGTATATAGGGTAACCAACTGACTCCAACGACGTTGAGACGTAATGTCTAGCAGCTATAAACTGAACACATCCTTCGCCTCTGCCGTGAGCACTTGGAGCTGCATCTCCAGGAACGGCACCAACGATCTTAAAACCAGCTGCAACAGCTATACCAGCTGCTTCTGTGTTCTCAAAATCTGTTGTTGTCTCATTTGCTCCTGCACCTAGCACCCTTACGTATGTAAGGGCTGTTCTGTGCTTCAAAAATTCCCTAACAGCATATGGACCAAACTTATCAGGATCAAGGCTTCCAAATCGTGCCTCAAAGTCTGAAAATGATCCTACTGTAACTGGAACAAACGCTGGCCCCATCTCAGATGTTCCAGCAACTCCGGCTGGTATACCTGTGATCTCTGTCTCTCTTTGAGAGAGGTCTATCTCGCGCTCAAAAAATCCGGGTGATTTAAATGTCTGTTCGGCCATTAATCAAATCTCCTGTACGACTCTCTACAGGTATAACTATAATGCAACAAGTCAAACGTCACGATTCAGATGATGGTGAATCTAACGTTGTTTCTAAATCTACAGTAATTCTTGTGCTTGCTACTGTTTCACCTGATCTCTCATTTCTAGTAAGCACTCTAGAGTACTTTACTTCAGACTCTCCGGTAAATGGATTTTCTACAACTTGACGTAAAAGTGCACTACTCTGACCTCTTGCAGCTGCATTCATAGCCGGTGTATCTATATCTGACAATATAAACCTATTCTGGTCTACGACTCCATCAGGATTGCTTTGGTCAGATATTACCTGTGTATTAGATTGAACATATCCAAATTCAATAATTGGTGCTGATATATATCTTCTAAATGGCGAAGGAAGACCTTCATGCTTTGGAGCAAACATATACGCTGGCACATCAACACTAAATGTATATCTTATAATTCTTTCATCTGATGAGAAATTATCAAAGTTATCTTGTGTTGTAAGTGGTGATTTTACAAATGCAACATATTCAAACCCGGACGGACTAGTCATCTGGAAACCGTGATCTTGACCAGTAAATCTAGAAAGCATCACTTCAATTATTTGATTCATGTGAAGAACATACTGTGTCCAGAATGTAATCTCATAAGATATGAGCATAAATGTTGGGTAGGGAGCAGTTATAATCTCAAACATGTTATCCCTTAGAGTATTAGAAAGAAGATTTCCCGATTCCTGTATTTCGTATGATAAATTCTTTCCATTTCTTCTAGTAGCAACAGTACCGGGTTTTGCTATATTTCCAGGAAATATGTCATTTTTTACAAAGTGAGTTCTGCTTGCAACATTATCCTGATGTTTTAATCCTGCTTGATTTAATATTTTTTGATAATCTCTATCCTCAGGTAGAAGTCTTTTCTTAAGTGTGTAAGTCTCCTGATCTCTGTTTGCTATTGCAGTTCCATATCCCGACTGTCCTGGAGAGATATCTACGCTTTTTCTATATATCGCAATAATTGGAAGAATAAGTGCATTATTTTTATCTCTTATTGGAGACTTTCTTCTAGTTAGAGCAAATCTTTCACCAGTTGAAAATACGACGGGGACCTTTGTAGATTGATCTTTGATCTTAACTTGAAATGGAATAATTGCATCAAAAAGATTAAAAATTGATCTATCAACCTCTTCTATTCCAGATGATGGGAAGTCAAAATTATCTGGTGACGGAAGTTCGTCTCTGTTATCTAATCCTCGCTTAGTTGTTGTCATTTTCTTTATTGCTCATCATCGTAGAATGCTGGTCCTGCAGGGCCAGACTTAACTGTAGATACTTCCTGAGGTCCAGCTATAGGTTTGGTTAAGACCCCTCTCTTCTGAAGCTCTCTAACGTCTCCTGTAGGTCCTTCCTGATTATCTTTAAATCCGCGTTGCTGATAAAAATCTTTCTGTATAGCATCGGGATCTGTGTAACTCTCGTCAGTCGGACCAAATACATGTTCAAGAAAGAGACCTTTTCTAGACTGCTTGCCTGTTATAGTAACGAATCCCTTGTGCTCAACTTGTCCGTATATTGTATTTGAATCTGGAACTGTAATGATTTCAAAAAATACAGTACCATAGCTAAAAAAATCACCCTCGATGACTTTAATACCTTTATCTATCATATCTCTTTCTTGAACATACACTTCTATCGTGTAATACTCTTCAGTTCCAAACTTATTAGCCCTGATATCTTGAGGCTCATATTTAACAAGTGCATCAATCTTAATGGGATTATCAAAAACCTTGTCTATGGCTTCTTCATATACATCATGAACATTAGATTTTATCTCTGATATTGGGAAATAATATATTTTCTGTCCAACAACATCTTTTACAAGTTCCTTCCCTATATCATTTATAAAGTTTATCTCTCTCTCTGTAATAAAAAGTCGTGACATATACTATCCCATGAATATAGCTAGGCCGTTTGGCATCGGTACATACTTAAGCTGCTTATTAACAAACTCAGCTCGTGTTGCTGCAAGCTCCATAATCTTGTCATACGTCATTGTTTCTAGCATTTCTTTAAGTTGAACCTTAAGCTCTTTAATATCCTCCCTTCCCTGAGTTACTAAATCACCTCCGTTTAAAGTTAAATCTGTTCCAGGAACTGGAATATTTGTAAACTTAGATCTCACAAGACCCAAAAGTTCCTTGCTTAGTGCCAGTGCATACTGTCTTATCCACTGTCGCCCTATACTGTTAATATTCGTATATTGTAAAATTCCAAAGGGAAGATTTGATAAGTTATTTACACCCTCTATTGTTCCATCATCGTAGCTAGGATTAAGCGGATCGGCATAAAATTTAACCCTTATAAACAATTTTTTGGGATTTGAATCTGGCATGGGTGTAGGATATATTCTTATCTTTCTACCTATAACTTTATATGAATAATTAGATCTTCTTACTCTATTGGAGAGATCTAGTTGGCCAGCCCTTAGTATATCTTCAAATACGGGTAGTACATAAAATATTGTCTCTGGCGTAAATGACTCAAAGCTAAACTCATTATTTAGATAATTTATTGCAGATGTTGTATCAAAAAATCGATAAGCTGCCTGTGGATTAAAATGGAATACCTCACTAATTTGCATCTTACTCTTTTTTGTATTTAAGCTTGAAGAGTATATTGCAGTTCCACTTGCATCTTTTAACTCATTATACATATCATAGTCTTGCTGCCCATCAGTCAATTGTATCGATCCAGACATCATATCATATGATCCACCAACCCCTGCATCCATTGCATATGGCTCTGCAAATCGAGTTAGATATTCCAAGTTTTCCCTTGGATACTTTCCTTCAGACCAAACATTGTTCCATCTGATCCTGTTGTAGGCATACCGAAAAAATTTGCTATTTGTGATTTTGCTTGATACTGATTTAAAATTGAACTAAATTCAAGCGTCGCCTCTTCAAGAGTTGCCCATATTTGCTTCTTTGTAAGCTCAACGCTTAGAATATCATCGCCAAGTTTTCGTTTTATAAACGTAATGGTCTTGTCTGCCTCTGTTTGAAAAGGAGACTCATTATCAAAAAATCCGTATGGAGTCGGACTTGTTGTATTTGAAAAATTTGGCACGAAATTACTAAACCTCTACAATTTAAGTATTCGAGAAGTCAATGCTTTTCTCATAGAATATTTTGTAAAGAAAGAAATTTAGTATGACTTGTGTATCTCTAGCTCACGACTCGGATGACGTTGTCTTCTTAGTTGCTCTTTTCTTTCTAGAATAAGTTTTTTTTACAGTTTTTACAGGAGATTTCTCCTCAACAGCTGGCTGTACTTCCTCAACGACTGGCTGTACTTCCTCAACGACTGGCTGTACTTCCTCAACAATTGGCTGCGGAGCTTCAACAGCTTTTTTCACCTGTTTTGCAACCTTCTTTTTTACGTGTAATCTTCTTATGTGTTTCAGTCCCATGTGGAAACCCTCCTTATAATAATATATATTTTAGCTATGTGAAACTAACCCTAAAAACAACTAGAAGACACAAAGAAGGGCGGCCGTTTTTACTCGACCGCCCTTTCAAGTGTTTTAAGTTTTAATCTTAGATAATGTTAAGATCCATAACAGTGACTGTACCGTAGAAGTCAGCACGAACCATCTTCTTGCCGTAGCGAGTCATCACGCCCTTACGGGGTGTGAAATCTTCCGGCGCGAAGATCGTAGGTGTAACGATCAACGGAACGTACGGAGCGTATACGTATCCTGTCTCAAGGTAGCTACCGCCCTTATACCCAACAAGAATCTTGTTGCGTGGGAAGTATGGGTCCTTGTAGACCGTGAAACGATTACTCAGAGAGCCAATCGGTGCAGCACCAAGCTGGAATGGAGATCCAATCTGTCCTTGTCCGTCCATGCTGAGGTTCGGCTTGTAAAGAACAGAAGCCTCAAATATGGTAGCAACATCAGGTGAGCATACAACGAAGTTAGCAGATCCACGAAGAGTCTTTCTGTGAATCTCATTTGCAACGTCGATGATTGTCTCAACAAGAGTTTCGTACCACTCACGTACAGTACCCGTGAAAGCGGGACCTGTTTGGAGTGCACTTGCTAGCGTAACCACAGAGCCCGTCTTCTTGTTAACGAACTTACCAGGTGCGCGTGACCAGTAGTAATTAGCACCTCGTGCCTCAGTAAGAAGGTCATTGAGAATCTCGCGATCAAGCTCAAGAGCAATCTGCTCAGAGAGGATCTGTGTGAGCTCAACCTCAGCGTCGAGACTGTGGTAAGCATTAAGATCCTGAGCGAGTTCCGGTGACCAACGGGCACGGAGCTTACGTGTTACTGCTGTTACAGGAATTGACTCAATTTTGATATCAATTTCTGGTATGTTAACAGAAGGTGTAGCATTGAAGTCTGACTCAAACGTTGGAATTGTAAGAGCTGAACCGTCTGTACTATCAATATTGAGGGTAGGATTAACAACAACAGAACCAGACAAGCAGTGATCTGTAGAATCGTCCTGCGTAATCGCACCTGAAACAATTGTCAAGAGAGCAGCATCTGTTGTGCTTCTTGTTACAAGTGGGTTAGTTGTAAAAACTCCACCTGAATAGGTTCCAAGCTGATTCAGTCGACGAATATTTAACATACCCTTTCCTGCCTGAATGTCTGTTGTAGCATCAAGCACCTTAAGCCCTGTAACACCTGCAGCCTGAACAGAATAAACACCTATCTCCTTGACAGCAGTAAGATCAACGCGTGATCCCATTGTATTAACATCCCAAAGCAAAATCTGGAATCTTCCCAGACTTGCAGGTGCACCAGCTGTTGTAAGATTATCCTCAAGAAGCGTCTGAATCTGGGGATCGAACTGAAGTGCCCTAAGGTCAAGTGACCCTGTACCCATTAGCTGCCCATTAGTAATTACAGTTTTTGCTCCAGTACTACTTCTGTATGCTCCAGATGCTAGCAGTGTCATCTCTGTACCTGTAGATGCAGAGTGAACTCTCGTGTATGCCGTGCCAACTAGATCATACTGACCACCGATTGCGAGTGATCCGGATCGGACACCCTTACCTGTGGGCATGTTGTAGATTGACTGGCCTTGACGATAGGACTCAGCAGCTGCTGTTCCTTCCGCGCCTGTCTGTGTATTAGCATCACCACCAACGTTACTACCATATGTGTAATCGAGATAGAAGAGCAGACCGGAAGGAAGGCTCATTGGCTGGATTGAAACAAGCTCGTTTGCAACTAGACCACCAAATACTCGGCGAACAATTGGGAAAGCAATGTTTGTGAAGCCTCTAACGTCGCCAGAGGATGATGGGTTAAGACCACCAGTTCCTAGAGTATTTTGCTCTCTAAGAAGTTGAGCAGCCTGGTTTTCCATGAGACGTGCCATATTTTCACGACAAACCTCATCGAGACCACGAAGAAGACCTGTTCGGGTCCACTTCGACGTCAGTCTTGCTGATTCAACACCAACATTTCTGTCTCTGATGCCCTCAGTAAGCTGATTTAATGTAAATGATTTGGCCATAATTAATTTCTCCTTTTTATGTTATGAATTGAATAGACCTGTGAGTTACTTAAGACCTGCAAGCTGCGCCCAGCGATCAACTTCTGCTGTCGCCTGTGTAGCTGAAGATCTCCCAGACACTCTAGAGGAGGATCCTATAGAGCGTGCTGTAGACTCTGAGAGCGACCGACGTGAGTCGGGAGAACTTGTTAGAGTCTTGTATATTAGCTTAACTTCTCTTAAGCTCTTAGCACCATCAATTGACTCGACCATC